CGTCCCTCTGAGATTCAGCCTCCAGCAAACTTGTCTACTCTCCAAACCGGTACCACCAGTCGAGTCGGGCCCTGGATTGAACCAGATCCACCCGAGTTCGAGCTAGCAACGCCTGGATTAGACCCAACATATCCGGCTGCAGTGCATAAAGTCGCTGATACGAGTCCAGAGTCTCTGCCTCAACCTCCTCACGAAGGTAGCGGAGCTCAAACAAGTGTTTCGCGACATAAGCAGGCACACATGCCTGCCCGCCTGCCTCCTTCCTTATCACGTGTCCTCCAAACGTTGTCGGCCAGCCTCTCTCACTCTCCTTAACAACACACCCAGTCTTCGCGAGTTGATGCAAGTAGGCATCAACCTGCTCGCCACTCCACCCACAACACTCCTGCAGTGTATCGTCTCCGAGAGCGTAAAAGGCTCCAGGATCAACCAATCCCGCGCGCCGCCGCGCCAGGCTATGCACCGCATACTGCCACACAGAATTAAAAGCTAGGGTGCCTAAGCACCCCGACTTCTGGATTCCAACACACTTCTGCCGTACCTCACAGCCGCACTGCGGCTTGAATACGGCATCAGCGTAGAGGGCTTCCAATCTTGTATGTAGCAATGAGGCCCACCACTCCGGTGCTCCGTAATGCATGCGCTGGATCCATTGTTCAAGGAAGTCCACATGCCAGGCCTGCACGGTCCAGTCCCACGCGCTCTTGTCAATTGCCAAAGGCATGACAAAAGCTCGCTGCACCAGTTCGTATCCACCCTGCTGTGGACTCCACCCTCCCTTTGATGGCACGCGCCGATACTGCTCGATGGTCGAGTCCAAGAGTGAGCCATAGAGCGCTCGGTCCACTAAAGTGTCGGTAAGACCAACACCAGAAATAAGCCGCCACGCTCCATTCTCTTTCTTTTTCCTTTTGTGCATCTCCGGCTTGATGAAAAGATAAATTGGGTCAGCTCGCGCTTCCCCAGATTTCAACTCATTCAACCGGCTCATCACAGCCACCTTCACCATTCTCAGCTTTGCCTCCTGCGCCTGCACTCCGTTCCAGCCAAACACTTCCGCATTGGTCGTGTGAAACGTCTTCCACGGCCAACCGGGTGATGATCGCATGTCCACATATCGCGAAATATTGAACACCGTCAACGCATCCACCCAGTCGTCGGGACTACGCCATTGGACCTTTGCGGGAGCGTAGGCATCTTCCGCGTCG